CGTAACATTGCCAAGCAGTATGACTGTTGTGTGATATGGATGTCACAGTTAAGCGCAGAGGCAGAGGGTAGGACAGATCCTAACCAGTCTATGATGGAAGGCAGCAAGACAGGCAAGGCTGCAGAAGCAGACCTTATGGTACTTATTGGTAAGGCTGCTCAAGTTGAGGGGCAGGATGAAGATCCAGTGCGCTATCTTAACCTTGCCAAGAACAAACTAAACGGGTATCAGGGAAAGATTACTTGTGTGCTAGATGGATCACGTTCTATCTACACGGCTTAGGAGATAGACATGAGACTAGTATTAGACGTTGAGAACAGTGTGACTTGGAGGGATGGCAAGATCTTTAACGATCCCTTTGAGCCTACCAACACGCTGACTCAGGTTGGCATGGTCAATGCTGACAATCACGAAGAGTTACATACTGTAACATTGGATCACAATGAATCTAAGGATACATCAGGTGCAGGCCGTGCATTGATACAGAGTGTTCTTGACATGACAACCTTGCTCATCATGCACAACGCTAGGCATGACTTAATGTGGCTGTGGGAAAGTGGCTTCACCTATGATGGCCCTATCTATGACACTATGCTTGCAGAGTATTTACTTCTACGTGGGCAGAAGGATGCTATCTCTCTTAGCGCCTGTGCCATACGCCGTGACCTTGCTGAGCAAAAGGAAGACTACCTGTCTACATGTATCAAGAAAGGTATCAACACAAATGAAACTGATCTCAGTAAGCTTAGCCTTTATCTTAGGGCTGACCTGCTCACAACTAGTGAGTTGTTCCACTCTATCGAAGAAGACTACGCTACCCCAGAAAGTAAGTCCCTTCACACAGTCAGAGATGTTACCTTCGATACCTGCAAGACCCTCACCAGAATGTACATGTCAGGAATCAGGGTGGATCTTGAAGAACTAGAAAAAGTTAGAAAGCAGTTTGAGGATGAACGATCAGAGCTAGAGACACGACTTCAGAGTAAGGTGCGTGAGCTTATGGGTGACACGCCTATCAATATCAACTCACCAGAGCAGATGTCTCAGGTTGTGTTTAGTGTTCGTATGAATAACAAGAAGGAATGGGCTGGACTGTTTGAGTTCACCAACACACCCGCTGAATTTCGCTCAGCAGTAAACTCTAATAGTCATCCTATCTATCGTACCAAGGCATTCACCTGCCCTACCTGTGAGGGTTTAGGCAAGACATACAAGACCAAGAAGGATGGCACTAAGTTTGCTAAGCCCAACAAGTGCAAGGACTGTGACACTCGTGGGTTCCAGCTTACTCAGACACAACAGATTGCTGGGTTGCGGTTCTCTGCACCTAGTAAGAAGTGGGTTAGTGCCAATGGGTTCAGTACAAGTAAGGATAAGCTGACACTCCTGATTGGTACAGCCAAGACACACAACAAGGATGAGGCTGTTTCATTCCTGCAAGACTACCTACGTTTCTCTGCTATCAGCAGCTATCTGTCTACGTTTGTGGATGGCATAGGTATTTACTCAAAGGATGATGGTTTCCTACACGCCACGCTAACTCAGAGTGTGACAGCTACTGGACGTTTCAGTGGTAAGGAACCTAACATGCAGAACATGCCACGTGGGGGTACATTCCCTGTTAAGCGTGTGTTTGTGTCTCGCTGGGATGGCGGTTACATATGTGAATCTGACTTTGCCCAGCTTGAGTTTAGGGCGGCAGCATTCTTGTCACAGGATGAGACTGCTATTGAGGAGATTAACACAGGCTTTGATGTACACAGTTACACAGCCAAGGTTATCTCTGATGCAGGCCAGCCTACAACGCGCCAGCAAGCCAAGGAACATACCTT